TCATAAAGTGCTGATGAGTCTTTGAAGGGATCTTTCACGAGCAATTACGGCCTGTTCAACAGTGTCATATGTCCCTGCGCGATATGAACGCCCATTGTGGCTGTAACGAGTGGAGAAGCGTCCTGAAGGCGTTTTGGTAATGCCTTTTGGCAGATTGCTTGAGGTGTTCTTATCGCGCATGAGGTAGATCATTGCTGAGGGTGCTGGTGCAATGTTGGTGAGTCGAAAATCTGTGTTATCGCCATTTAGAAAAATGACATGTTCAGCAATCTGCCCGGTTACTTTGTAGAGGCAGACCTTTGCGTACGGCACGTTCAGGCGGTTTTGTTTGATGTATCTGTTTCCATCTGCAGCGATACTGCCAGCAAGGTTACCCTTGACTCTTCTTCCTATGGTTCTGTGAGACCATGTGAGAGCACCAGTAGCAGGGTTATAGTTCAGAAGGTCTGCCAGTAATGGGATCAGGGGTTCGTATTTGAATTTGGACATGATGATTCACCAATTATGGAAAAGGTCACCAGTCAACAGAAGCTGAAAGGTGACCATTGAAGGGGGAGTGTTTGAAGAGGTGGGTATTATGCAGGCGAGAAGGGTTATCGTTTATTACCGGGAGATGATGAGAAGATTGCAGCGTAGGTCAGGCCAAAGAAGATGATACCAAGTGCTTCCTGTGTCATTCAGCCTCCTGACGCGAGAGATAACCGTCAAAGAGGTTTTGAGCAATCTCGTATACAGAGTCGGTAATCTCTGCATCGTCATCAGGGTGCTGCAGGCCAAACTGCTGAGTGATCTTTCCTGCAATACTGACGGTGTAAACCATAATGCCGAAGTTATCGACGTTACCAATTCTCGTCAGACCTGTCTTATCACGCTGTGGCTCAAGTACTCGCGTTACAAGGTGACCGGGGTAGTAGTCATCCAAAATCTCAACACGTTGCACAGGGATGTACAGATTCTCATTAGCACAGCCGGGCAGGGTAATTTGTTCGGTTTGCATGAACGCCTGTCCCTCTGTATTGAAGTAGTGGTCAATACGCGGTGACGACTGGCAGAGAATCGTCTTGATAGCACAGTCATCGTTGCAGATCTCACGTTTGACGTTGATAACTCTCTCAAATTTTGGAACGATATCTTTCATCCAAGATTCGTAATCAGCTTTGCTGCCAGATCTTTGTTCAACAGTGCAAATCAGATCATAGATTGACCATGTATGCATCGCTCCGAAAACTTCAATCATGTCAACAAGTTGATCACAATCTTTTGGTTCAGATAGGTCGAATTCGGTATCATATACCGTAAAAAGTGTTTTATTCATTGGTCTCAGTCTCATGAGTAGTGAAGAGACACCTCAACAGAAAACGGTCAAGTCTTTGCAAAGAGATTGTGTGAGTATTTCTGAGGAGGTGTCGCAAGGAGTTAGTAATGCAGGGTATACATTGAAAGATTTTCCAAAGTATGTTAATGATGACATAGAAAAAGACATATGTCAATGATAAAGTATCGTAAGTTTAGATATTTTCAAGAGTGTTATCTTATGAGTTTTTTATCACAAGTCTTTCCATGCAATATCACGCTTCTTTTTCTCATGTGGGTTTTTTCCCACTTGAAGATTTTTGGTACAAAGGAAGACATCTTTAGCTCTGCCAGCTCGTTTTTGAGTAGTGGCAGATTTGCCACAAGTCTTTTCACGTGTGGTAGTTTGCCTTATTAATAACCTCTGAGAGCAATCCTAATCGCTTCTTGCTTTGTGTTAACAGGATGGCATAGCAAAACAAAGAAATTCGCTTAGGATGCGTTACAGGGCGTCTGAAAGCACTCTTACTACAATCTGACAATTTTAATCTCAATTAGTGGTGCAGATTCATCTTCAAGTTCATCTGTAGGTTCCTCTTCAGAGTTCCAAGTGAGGGGGGCTTCTGTTGACTGACGCTGTATAACGTCACCAGCCACGTTTTGAGACCCTTCAGGGATATCGGTAAGTAACCAGCCATCCTCATCAACGATGTCGCCTTTAAGCGTCTTACAGTGCGCTTCATGGGTAGCCTCAAGTATGGGTGCACTGAAGCTGTTGTCATCATTCCATGCAAAGCGGTGTAATGGACTGTCAGCATCGTCAAACGGGTTACTCAAATGTTCATCCTCTGGTATGTCATCAGTGAAGTCGAGATCGTAGCTCTGACCCTCTGGCAGACAATCACTGTCATGTTTACTGATATTCTTGTTGTAATTTTTGATACTACTAAAAGTAATCTGTTGCATTGGTCACCGTATATGTGTAGAGTATGCAACTGTGATGTGGCCTCGTAAACTTAATCACAGTCGCTGGTCTTTAGTGTGTAAGTAAATCGTTTCTTGTCTTAATCGGGTTGTGAGCTTTTCGCTCATTGACAACGTTCTGTCTGAACATGTCACGATACATCTCTTGAGTAGTTTTCTGTGGATATGAACGGGGAGGGGGGTTATCACTGGTCTGGTAATCGTTCAGATCATCATCTAACGGTTCGTCATCTAATAGATCATCATCTAACGGTTCGTCATCTTCATCAGGAACCATTCCCTTCTGTACAGATCTCTCTTCAAAATCGCTAACGCTCATATCACAATGAAAGTCATCATCTGTGTTTAGATTGGTCTGATCAGATTCACCTAAGCTATGAGCTTTCGTAGAAAGAGAAACATCCCGTGATAGCCCTTGACTTTCAATGTTAACAATTTCATTTTTCGATTCACTTCTTTTAAATTCTTTTTCTTGTTCTTTGATTGTTCTTTCATGTGAGGTCTGAGAACCGTAGTCTACAGGTCTGAGAACCGTAGTGTTACAGGTCTGAGAACCGTAGTCTTCGGGTTTGAGAACCGTAGCTTTCTTAAACTTGCCTGTATGGCTGTAACCTTTCTTCTCAAGCTGCATACCAGTAGCACGACGCTCTGACATATCAGGAAGAGAAAGCAGGTTGGCATTCACTTTCAAAGCTTCATCAATCGTTCTTACGATATAGCGACAAGCCTGACGTGGTTTTGACGGTAGCTTTACAATCAAATCCAAAGCTTCAAGGCGCTTGAGTGACTTGCGTACAGAGCTTTCATCAGCATAGCAACCAACTACTGCGAGGGTAGTGTTAACGGGAGTGTAGCCAGTGGGTGAATCTTTCCAGAGCTTGAACTCATTCAGCATTCGGGCATAGATAAGCCTGTCACCTGCTGTCATTAATTTTGCTGAGATCTGAATAACGCGTTTGTCCAGAGCGTCAAAAGTGAAATCAATATTTGTTGAAGTAGTCATTACATGATGAATCCTTGTGTGATGGAGATTGTATGAGTTTTTAACAGGCTGTCAGGCAAGATAACGCCCAAAAAAAAAAGCCTCCAATGTTCTCGACAGACCAGAGAAAAAGAAGCAGTCCCTCAAGAATCTGTTACGCCATCACACGCAAAAGATTTTGATCGTATCCTCATACAACTTGAGGACTGCTTGAATTTAACTCTGCCTAATCGAAGACATTGGAGGCTTCTTGGAATAAATCAGATATGAGAATTGACAGGACTTTAAGCGATGGTCTTTCTTGAATATTCTGAACGGGTAGGTAGCCTGCACAGTGAAAGATGTCTTCTTCAACTCATAAGAAATTATACCATTTACACACATTAAGTCTACACATTTATTGACTGATGGCACGAATTGCTAAAGAGATTTTATCAGAGAGCTTCAAACCTTGTATCAGTCAAGTAGTACGCTATCTGAACAGTACATAGCGATAGGCTATTGATAGGTATTTTATGATAGTTTATGCCTATATGATAAAGTGTGGTTTTAAGGTAAATGTATGATTTAAATGGATAGTTTACTGTAGAGTGGTGTGTTCAGATTGGTGAGTATGGTTCGGTAGGGCTACGCACTTCGACATTCTCTTGTCGAATTTCTGCATACAGATCCCCAATATTTCTCTCAGAAATCTATGAAAAGTATGACAAAAAGACCATTTTTCAGAACACGGTCAGGGTTGAGCTTAGGCTTTATCTGCAAGGGAATGCTGAAAACTATGCTGTGACGATTTGATCAAGGTGAAAGATTGGCTTGAAGCGTTCTGTAACGCATTCTGAGAGGTTTTCTGTACAGAGGTATGCAATCCCATTGCAGTTGACTTGCAAAGCTTCTGTGAGGGTTCTATGAGGTATTCTGAACAGAGGATGTAAAGACAGGTTTAGATATTGGTCACATGGTAGCTACCCCTGATGGGGGTTATAGCTGGCTTACGCATGATAACCACTGTACAGGGAGCTGAGCATACAAGCTATGAAGAGGTATGTTGACCTATGGCTGCAGCAGTTAACTCAACAGAAGGTCATATAGAGATGCTCAGAGGTAGGCTACGGTACAGAGAGTTGAAGAGGGAATTGAGCAGATATCTGAAAAGGTTTGTTATCGTGGGGTCTGTAGTGCAATCGTTCGAGCGACCAAGCGAGAAGGTATTGATGATGTGATTCATGTTAAAAGGTTCTGAACAGAACCACTGAACAGAACAGAGCGAACTGGTGAGCGATACGACAAGAGAGCGTAGCGAAGAGAAACAATGTAAACATGACTCTGTAAAGAGATCTGTTAAGATATCTCTGTTTAGATTAAAACCCCAAACCCACTTAGATCAGAATAGCGCATGTCAAGAGGTTTGTCTTAGCAATTCGTGCTGTTTGTGTTAACTTTATGTTTTTGTTGGTGTTAAAGTTCTGTACAAAATCTTGATGGTATGTTTGAAAGTCTCCCCCCTATAACCTACTCCACTTTTTTGCTCAATATTTGTACAGGTGTGTCTGTTCAGTTGTCTGGAAAGTCTCCCCCCTATAACCTACTCCACTTTTTTGCTCAATATTTGCACAGGCTCTGTTAAGCAGCATCTTGAGCTAAATCTGCCTTGATCCGATACACCATAGCCTTTGACATGGAAGTTTCAGCAATCACATCCTGAACCGTAGCACCATCTGCAAGCATCTGACGGGCAACTTTACCAGCTTCAGTAGGGCGCTTACCTCCAACACGTCCAGCTTTACGCGCTGTCTCAAGTCCTGCATGAGTACGCTCAACAATGTTGTCACGTTCCATCTCAGCAACTGCAGAGAGCACTGACAGAATCAGCTTACCCATGCTTGTAGAGAAGTCACAACCTTCGCGTACTGACTGGTATACATGACCGTCAGCAGTCATCTGACGCACTGTAGCGCATACATCAACGCTATTACGCCCCATACGGTCAAGAGCCACTGAGCAGACGATACATGCAGGATTCTGAGCCAGGTAATCGAGCAGTTCCTTACCAGCAGGACGCTTGCCGAACTCTTTCGAGCCTGACTGACCTTTGTCAATGAATACCTTGTCAGCTTGACCATAGCGCGTAACGAGCGTGTTCAACTGGTTCTCTTCATTCAGGTCAGAGCGTGACACGCGTACATAAAAAATCTTCTTCATAGTTGCAGTCTCAATGTGGTTGGTTGGTGTGTAGAGAAGTATACGCAGTGAAGTCTATTAAGTCTACTTTAACGTGCGATATGTAGAACAGACATGCAAGAGGGTCTGAAAATAATTTCTTTGACAGAATGGTTGCAATGTGTTAGCCAGATTCTTAGGTTTCTGTTAACATATTCTCATGGTGTTGTATACAGATTTCTGCACACAACCAACGCAAGACAGCACACTTTGCAGCTAATTGTGCAGTCATTGGTGAGAGTTCTCTGCAGGTGCTGACAGACCATTGCAAAGAAGCTTAAAAGTGGGTCTTAAAAGTTTTTATTATCAATAACTTGTAGATATTTCTGGAAAGTGCTGCAGAGTTGACTTCACAGATCGGGGGGGCAGGCAGGTCTAAACCCATTTCAAGGAATCTGATCAGCCCGCTATATAGACCCACTCCCAAAAAAAAATTAAAAAAAAAAGTACAGATATTTCCCTCATACCCTGAGCAGAGTCCTGTTCAGACCCCTCCACAGATTTTTAGAAGAGAAGACGAAATGGCATTCTTTGAATACCGCGCTAAGAGCGCATTGTTACCTACTGCTGCGAAGAAACCTGTTCAGCAGCCCTGTGTCATCAAACGGACAACCAACAAGCAGAAACCGTTCAGCGTCACAGTAAAAGTAGAAGGCCAGAGTGTATTCGTTGGTGAGTACAGAACAGAACGAGATGCACTGGAAGCACAGGATCAGGTCTTCCTTGTACTGCATGGTGATAAATCCACGCTTAACTTCCCGGAAAAGCAACATGACACATCATTCATGCGTGACTTCCTGCAGCGTAAACTCAGACAGAAACAATCAGAGCAGCGTGATAAGGGTAAGACATCCCTATAAAACGCTCTCAGAACGATTCTAAGCGATTCAGTAAGTAAGGTAACCCGTTTGTATAGCTTGCTGGTTAGAGTTTGTTAGAGTGGCTTTCAGGAGGTTTTAAAGGGGGGTTACTGTTATTACTGTAAAGTTTACCTTGACTTTTACACTTTAAAAGTGTAAAGTATAAGAATAGACATTCATTTCACATCTATCTCCCTCCTGATGTTACCCACTCAATTTTATCAAAGGTCACAATAATGGCTAAAGTACCCAAAAGCTTTCATAGCGAGTTAGCATCTCTGCGCGAATGGAAGAAATCACATGATCTCACACAAGCTCAACATACCCCTCTTAATCCTCCTGTTGCACAAACCCCCGTTAAGACATCTCATAAAGTTGCGTTGCGTGCTCAGTCACTGGCAAGCGCTAAAGCAACTCATGATGCTGTCAATATGTCGCGAAAACAAGTTGGTATGTCTGAACTCGATTTTGACATGAACGCTTTTGAAGCGATGTTTACACGTCTCCACGGTGAAGGTGTACATCGAGTCAGGGCAGTGGATGGCAACCTGATTAATGCTGCGTTAGGTCTCTCGCCTACACAATTGGCAGTGGCAACACGTCAGATGACCAAAGCTCAGCAACAAGCAGCTATGAAGCTGGCTATCCAGAATGAACTGCTGAAGCTGTAGGTGTTGAATGGCAGAGATCAGAAAATCCACACTGATGACTGTTGAACAAGCTGTCATCGAAAAAGAGAAAGCGATCAGGGGCGGTGATTTTAAACGTGCAATGCTTCTCGGTGACTATATCAACCTGCTTTCTACCGCAGACATCTACCAGACTAACGAGCGTATGATCCTTAGTAATCCTCGTTCTCCTGGAAAAAGTGAAAGTTATTGCCGGGTATGGCAACTCATCGAAGACCTCTCGTTTGAAGCAGTGCCTCATGAGGTACGTGAACAAATCGCAGCATTAGAAAAAGGTCTACAGAATGGATGATGGTCTCTTTATGCAAGTCCTGTTTCTGCCATTCATCATCATCTTCGCTCTGTACGTCGCATTTATAGGTGTGGATGGTAAGCAATCACCTACAGCAGAAGGTCAGAATAATGGTGAAGAGAACGGTTCACCCAGCGAGAGCGAAGCTACTGAGAGCAGCCCGCAACCTTGATGGTAAGAAAGTCTCTGTCGGTTTCTTTGCAGACCAGGGTACGCACACTGAATCTAACATGTCATACCCTGAACTCATGTACCTGCAGGAAGTACACGGTGTGAGATCTAAGAATGGTTTAGTGCATCGTCGTTTATTCGAACTCACCGCCATGACGCATCGTGATGAGATCCTTCGTAACCTGAATGCATCTGCCAGAAGAAATCTTCTCAGCAGCCCTCAACGGGTTCTGAAAGCGTTTGGTCAGGATATCAAAGGTAAACTCCAGTCAGGATTCGGTAATACATCTCTGTTGCCACCCAATGCAGCATCAACACGCAAGAAAACGAATACACCGCTGATAGATTCAGGCGAGTTAAAGTCAAAAGTTACTTACCGTATCACCTCAAGTAAGTATAAGAGTTAATGTTTAAACTTAACAGTAAAAACAGCTTGACAATGTGTGCAATTTGCGGTAGAGTTAATTATCAAGAGATTTAACCACTCTGTAGAATCTCCGGTAGTAGGCTACAAAGGACTTTAACGAGTCCTTTTCTACGAAAGACTGCTTAATGATGCTTATTTTGCCATTAGCATCTTACCTGTTAAGAATATGGTCACGGTAGTCTCCAGCTACTGTGCATCATTAAGCAGTTTTCCCCCTGAATGGTGCTTCAAGAGAAAGTTGTTCATTACTTTCATCCTGATTGGGACTGACATTGTCGAGAGGGGCAGTGTCTTTCTCTTGATGCATCAGCATATCTTTTAAAAACCTTTGAGAAGTTCTTCCTCATATCATCTCAGTCTCAAATTGTTGATGAGCAAATCCTGTGCGCAAGGTACAGGTGGGAATGTAGGCTGTGGACAGTCTGCTTCTCAAAGGTTTTTACCTCCCCCGATATACACACAATTAAGACATCGCCTTAACAGGGCATGTCTATTTTTGTTTGCAGGTAACCCAATGAACGAAACCCTGAGCATCAACATGAAAGATTTCCCGTCAGAGGTGATTCAGAAATGTATAGAGCACCCTGAGACGCTGCTGACAACTATATATGAATTCGAACTTGCAAGAATCGGTAAACGCGACCTTGCCAGAAAAAACGCTGTAAACCTGCTTGAAGAAGCACGTGAGCAGATCTTCCAGATGACAGGGCAGAGAGTCCTGTAACCATCAACAACACGAGACTGACATAATGACTAATCGACTAATTGACCAGCAGATCAACCTTCCTGCTGAGTACCAGTTACCGCATCCTGCTGACATCGGTGATTCACCTTCAACACAACTTTCTGGTCTGGAAATCAGAGCTATTCGCATCCTGACTGAGCTATCAAACAAAGTGTCTCAAGCAAAAGAAAAACTTTTAGATGCAGAGGCTGCTGCTGACGTTGTTGATATGCATAGCGTGGACATGATGATCTCACAGGGTGCTTTACCTGCGCTCCCTGGTGTCATCAAAGATGTAACAAGCTCACCTTTAACTCTGGCAGAGAAAACTCAGAAGTACGCTGAACAGGGCTTACAGCTTGTGAAAATGGTCACTGTGCCAACAGGCGCTATGACTGCAATGACAACCATGATTTATATCGACCCGAAAGTAACCACACTGGATGAAGTTAAAGCTCACATGCTGGAGTCTGCAAAAACGCAAGCTCACTCAGCGGTACAGGCAAAACAGACTCGTTACGAAGCTTCAAAGTCACTGATCGAGAAATTTCATAAGCACTATGTCCAGCGTCAGAAGCAGATCACCTCTATTGCTGATCTTTTCAAAGCAGCGAAAGAAATCTGAGGTGACCCATGATGAAAGACATCTTTAAAGACCCGGTCTTCCGTGATGAGTGGAAGCGTATGCAGGCTGAAGATCCTGATATCACCCTTCAAGATTTCATCCTGATCATTAATGGTGAGACCCCGGAAGAAAAGCTTATTGCAGAGTCACGCGAAGAAGCCAAGCAACGCCGTAAAGCTGAACGTAGAGCAGAACGATCAGACCTCGAAAAGAGCAATGACCCGTTAGTTCTTCAGACACTGGCAAGACGCAAGGCTAATCCTCTCCCCGCTAAACGATCTGGTTTTCATCTGACATACAAGCTCGAAAACGCTGATAACTCATACATCAATTCTGAAGGGAACATTATCAGAAATTCTCTCACCAATATCTCCCTTTGCTAAAGGTTCTCGCAATGACAAACCATCTCAAACCACACCAGTTTAAACCTGGTCAGTCAGGCAACTTGAAGGGTCGTCCTAAAGGTACTGGCTCAAAATTCAAAGGTACGCTGTCTCAGCTACGCCAGCTTGATGACCTCGATCTCACCCGTCAGTTTCTCCGTGCAGTGGTGACCAGTGATCTGAAGATTCTTGAAAAACTCGGTATCACAGATGCACCAACCGTAACCGCTAAAATCACCGCTGCAAAAGAACTCAACAAAGTGAACGCTGAAATTGCTGAGAAGGATGCAGAATCCAAGAAGCAGCAGCAGACACAACAAACTCAACCAGTTGCCCCTACAGCACAATTTTCCCGCGTGGCAGGTAAAAAGTAATGTTCGAAACTAAAACTCAGAAAACCTTTAAAGATTCCGTAGGCGATGATGTCACGCTGAAGATTCAACTCGTACCCGGTAAAAAAGGTATCGCCCTTGCTTCTAAGCTGATGGCTGTAGCAGGTGGCCTGTTCCAGTCAGAGCAGCAGTTCTCTCTTGCAGGTGCTCTTATGGCTGTCAGTGACAAGATTGACTTCTTCGACGTGGCAACCGTTGTCTTCGAAGGGGCAGTTATTCAGTCTGCTCAGTCAAAATATGAAGACTTCCCTCTGAACGTGGATAAGTACTTTGCGGGTAATTATGGACTATTTGTAGACATGCTGGCGTTTGCACTGGAGGCAAACTTCGGAAGTTTTTTCGAATCACAACTACTGGCTACAAAGACCCCTCAGTAAATCTGAATTGGGGAAAGAATGTCACCCCTCCAGACGTTTTCAAGCCAGCGTTAGAAGCGTTTGACCAGATGGAAGACAAAATTGACCCGGTTGATATATTCATCCTGAATATCTACGAAAATAAAAACTGTCGTGAATCGCTTCCAGCTCTATATGACATGACCTTCCCGGATCTGGTCAAGCTATACAACTTCCTCACGTTCAAGACATCCCTCCACACTCTGCAACAGCACGCTCAACACCTCAAAGCTGAGCAGCTACAGAATTCCAAATAATTCCCGCTCTGAGCTATTTACCCTATAAGGATCATCACAATGGCTGGTGACAAACAAGTTATTGAGTCCTTCAGTATTGACCTTCTGCTGAACTCACCCAAATTTTTACAGCAGCTTCAGAGCGTCGAAAAACGTGTGAATGATGCTGCACAGCGCATTGAAAAGCGTCTCGCAAATGCTTTTAACCTTCGCAACAAGGGCGCTCACAATATCCAGAAAGAACTGACCCGCATTGTGCAGATTACTGACCGTGCTGGTAAACAGATGCACCGTTCTCTGACCAGTGCTTTCAATGTTCGCGGCAACAACTCGAACTTCAGGAATTGGGTACAGAATGCTGAACGCTCTGCACAGCGTGTAACTGACGTTATTGATCGCGCTAATCGCAGAATGGGTCAGGGCGGTGGTGCTGGTGGTCGTGTAGGCGGTGGTAGTCCTGGTGGTCGTCTGACATCTGAGCAGCGTCTTAACCGTCAGTATCAGAATCGTATCAGACGCATGGCAGATAACGTACACGCTCAGTTCTATGGCTCGACTATGGAACGTCTGCAGCGTGGAGGCCACACAGAACAGATTAACCAATTCCGTTCACAGGTGCGTGACGCATATCTTCGCAACAGAGCGACCGGGGATATGTCAGCTTTCAGACGCGAAATCAGGGAAGCTACGCAGGCACAGAGAGTGTTCTTGAATGGTCAACGTTCAGCAGCATCATCGGTCGCTAATCTTAGCGCTGAAACAGGCGGTCTAATCGGTCGATTCGGTACACTGGCTGTAGGTATCCTGTCTGTACAGGCTGCTCTTGAGTACTTCAAGAAATCACTCTATGAAGGTAATGAGCGTACTCAGGCGGGTATCATGCTTGGTGCTGCTTACCAGGATAACGCTTCTGCTATCACTCAACAGGTTAACTCCTACGCTGAGAAGTTCGGTGTTAACAAGACTCAGGCACAGCAGCAAGCAGCTATCTTAAGACAGACGCTTCCAACCAGTCTTTTCAAAGATGAAGACATCCCTCGACTGATGCAGACTGAGTCAATCTTTGGTCACCAGACCGGGGCAAACAACGAAGCAATTGCACGTCTGAACTATGTTTTGCCTCAGATCGCTGCCTCTTCAAGCCTCATGGGTCAGGATTGGCTACAAGTATCAAACTCCGTACCTGCAATCGTGCGCCCCCTACTGGAGTTAACCAAGACCAAGAACGTAGGTGAACTGAAGCAATACGCTAAATCTATCTCTGGTGCAGAGTTCGCAAAGCTCATGATCCAGGCGATGGAAATGCTGGCTAACGATGCAAAAGTTACCGCTGCTGCGATGAACTCTATGCAGGCTAACATTGGACGCTATCAGACAGCGGTTCAGGATGGTCAAGTCAAGTTCTTTGATGGCTACAGTGACGGGTTTAAATCGCTGCTGCAATCACTCACAGGCTTCTTTAACGACTCTAACAGCAGCCTTGAAACGCTTGGTCGTGGTGCAGGGTATATCTTCGAAAACCTCGCTACAACGGTAGATAACATCGGTGTGATGTCTATCCGTGCAACAGGCTACTTTAACGAGTTCAAGCAAGCTGCTGACAACCTTTTCAAACGTCTGCCTAAAGGTCTGCAGGATGTCCTTGGTGACGCTGGTAACACAGCTACGCAGGCACTGACACTCTACGCGGGATATAAAACTCTCGGTATCGTCGGTAAGCAGTTCATGAGACTGTTTGGCACGACAGCCGCTACAGTCGCTGCTACAGAAGCCTCTACAGTCGCTGCTACAGGTGCTCTGACACGTCTGTCAGGGTTCTTCACAGGTTCTCTGTTGCCATTCCTCGCAATGATTGAACTGGCTGCTAATGCTGACAACCTGATCGGTTCTGCTAACAAGCTGCGTGGTGCTATGGGTCTCGATTCAACGAGAGGCTTCTCTGAGCGTGCACATGATCAGGATGCTACCTGGTACAACAAACTGCTCGGCTACAACCCTTCAGAACTATGGGATTGGTTCAAGTCGGGTATTGCTGATGCTCCGATTATGAATGGTAACTGGACAGGTGCAACTCCAGCAATGACACCTGCAGTCCCTTTCATGCCACCACTTGTTAGCCCATCTCCAAAGATTGACGGAAACATCAAGCTTACTATCCAGTCACCTGACGGCAAGGTTCTCGGACAGGGAATGCTGAATCAGAGTAACGGTTACTCACTGCAGCTTGATGCGGGTTCTATGAGGAATCCCTGGTCACCTGACAACGAAAACTACTCATTTTAAGGGCTGCTAAATGGCTTCATATCTACCGGGCTTCCAGACACAGCCCTTAAACTTTTCCAATAAGGACGGGATCTTGTTCTCTCCTATGGATGACCTGTCTGTTTTCCTGAACATGACCGCCACAACAGAGATGACTTATAGCTCACCTGTGACAGTGACAACTTCACCAGTTATGTCAGGTGCAAACGTAGCGGATAACTTTTCCCGTCAGCCTAAACGTCTGGATATCTCTGGTGTTGTCGTGACGCACTATGAAGGTTTGTTCCTGCTCTCAAAAGCGGGTAGTACCGTCGAAGACTTCGTTACGACTGTTGAGAGGTGGCGTGACCAGAAGCGACTCGTTCGCGTGATCTGTAAAGACGGTATCACCCTGGACAATTGTGTCATTGCTGAATTCTCTGGACGCAAGGACAAGAACATCCTGAATGGCCTCAACGTGTCTATGTCTTTCTCTCAAATTGATATTGTAAGAGAAGCTACGCAGACCACTCTGCAGGGCGTGAAAGCTTCGAACGTAAACGGGTCTAAAACTGGTACAGCCACAACCTCTACAAAGGCTGTCGAGTCAAAGAAGATCGCTGGCAAGGCATCCACAACAGAAACTGAGTCAACCCTCTCTTGCAAGGCGCTGCTTGGTCAATCTGCTGACTGGCTCGACAAACATCAAAACGCTATGTCTGCCAGAAACAAATGTCAGCAGTCTGTCTCACGTGGCGCTAAGCATGGTGAGTACCAATACTCTTACACCCCCTCTGAAGCCGTCATGTCAGATGTGCGCAACAGTCTCAAATCACAGGGTGTGAATCAGAACCTTCAGGAAGGGGCGCATTAATGGCATACGAAATTAACGTACCGGGTAATTCATGGTCAGAGCAGACGGTCACTCTCGATGGTGGACTGTTCCGCATTGAACTCAAATACAAAGAACGTACAGAACGCTGGTATCTGACCCTGAAGGATAACACTGGTGTGAATCTGCTTACTGAGAAGAAGCTGGTTGACGGTCAGGTTATCACTGGTCTGTACGATCTACCGGGTCTTTCTGGTGCGATTGCTGTACAGCGTAACTATGGCAGAGACAGCTATCCTACGTGGGACACTCTCGGTAGAGATAAAGCTTTTAGCCTGATCTACCTGACAGAAGCTGAATATACGATGCTGCTGCAGACAGGTGAAAACGTCAACTATGTCTCAAGGGGGCGATAATGGCTCAGGGCGTACCTATCCGCGTTTATCAGGTCACAGTAGGCACTGAAAGCGCAACCTTTGCTAATTCCCCCGGTCAGCACAACTCATCAGAAATTGACGCCGTGGTATTCGATAATATCAAGATGGAAGCGCGTGTATCCGTTGATAACAGTCCGACCACTACCAGTAGTGACGATGTTGAGTTTCGCTTCTACAACCTGAACAAAACCACTCGTCAGGCTCTGATGCGAGAGAACGCTACTCTGATGCTTAAAGCTGGCTACGACACCTCATGGAACCGTGACTCAGAAGGAAGCATCATTGCTGAACATGATACCTTGCCAGTTATCTTCATCGGTGGGATTGTTCATGCATATACGAAGAAAGACCCCGGTTCAGATGATGTTCTGACAATCGTTAACTGCAGTTCTGATCAGAAGATTCGCAACATGACAAAGGTGTCTGTTTCGTACAAACCGAACACACCGAAAGCTGATGTGATCCGTGACCTTGTGAAGCGTCTTGGTTTCCCCGTTTCAAGAATGGAACTGCAAAGCCTTGGAAGTGTTGCCTATCCATCAGGTAAAGCAATCTATGGTCAGCTTGACCATGCACTGACCAGAATCTGCAAAGAGTGCGGTCTACAGTACTCTGTCCATAACGGTACAATCTCTGTGATCCCCGCTAATGAGAAACCTGTAGAGGGTACTGACACAAGCGTTGATGCATGGCTCTACACACCATCGCAGATCATGGAACTGGACGCTTACTTTGAGCAGAAATCTGTAAAGCTGAAACCTAAAAAGACGGGTTCATCACGTGGCAAGAAAGCTTCTGCAGAGACACCTGAAGACACCGATGTCGGTATTGCTGATGGTATCCGAACAAAGACCAGGCAGGGTATCAATATGCGCTCGTATCTTAACGGTAATATCAAGATGCATGACTTCATTAAAATGGATGACCTGAATGCAGTTGTACCAGATGGTGCTGATGGTGATCTGAAAGATGGTGTGTATCGTGTTATTCGTATCGACCATGCAATCAACTGGCCTCAAGGTGACTGGTCAACAGCGCTGAAACTTGTCGAGATCCAATAGTCTCCTGATCCAATAATCTTCTATGGCTGCATCCTTAACGGGATGTGGCCTTTTTTGTTTCTCTGTTTACTGGTTTCTTCCAGACAAATGACGCCTCAGTGTCATAAGCATATTTTTCAGCATGAGCCTTGCCTGCATAGATAGCAGGGCGGTTAGAATTACGTGGTTGTTTTCGCATGATAGCACCCCTCTGTACAGAACATTTTTTACATAACGATTGAGACTTTATCACACTTGATGTCTACACATCAATGATGATATGTAAATATTAATCACAATGAATTTTTATCTTAAAGTGTTGACTTAAAGCTTCGTGATATGCTACCCTAAAAACCTTCTAAACAGAGGTCTTCTTAGATACCTGTTAAGTTAACTTATCAAGTTCTCTTCAGTACTCTTACCAGCGTTTTAAACAGATCTCTAAACATCTTTCTTTTCATTTTTTAAACATACTTTCTTAACAGAACTCTTTACAGAGCAAGGGCAGACCATGACAGTGAGTATCGTTAACTTTTATCGCAGGCTTGATGATCGGTCTGTTCTCGTGACATCTGAGCGTCTGGAAACAAATCCTTTCCCGTTTGAGATTGAGCATGTTGGTTGCATGAAAACTCTGCTGACAATTACAGGTGTCAGACATCTGATTAAACAGGGTATGTCTCATGTAGAAGTCTACAGTAAGTATCGACATATTGAGTCGGAGTCTGCAGGTGCTTCTTTGGCTTCCTCAGACGCGCTCTGTGAAGAGATCTCACCAGAGGTAACCCATGTGTACCTGTATGAGTCCAGAGGCGCTCAGAATGGCGTTAAGGCAACAATTGAGAAGAGACCCAATCAAACCATCTTGCTTGATCTTGCAGTAAGCGGAAAAGACAAGGTGCAGGAGGTACTAAAAGCATTACGAGAGAGAGTACGTAACGGTGACCGTCTCGAAGATATCAGGAGTCAAATTGCAGTAGGGCAGGGTAATGTGATTCAGGTATTATAGAGAATATCAATCCAGATTGACTCAGCCGGGCTGGCGCTGAGATCGCGGGCAATTGTTGGCAGCGCTACGTTAGCGATAGCACCATCCAGCACCGCCATCATAATACCCAGCGCAATGGTTATGATGGCGCCATAGCGCTGCGGCAGCGGAAGTCCATCCTGAGGAGCAATTGAAGGCATAGTAGTGATAAGTAAAGGAAGTGAATATCATCATGCTAATCAATTCAGCGACAGAAAGCATCGGCACAGGTGTGAAAAACACGCATTCGCTGATGCCGGCGTGAGAGAAATGAAAACGGGCTCACGCTGAGCCCGATAGGATTACTGGTTATCAATGACCTCACCGCTTTTTTTCAGCAGCGGGCAGGCCGTTACACCGACTATGCCGCTATCAGTATGCAGATACCGGGCAGTCATGACACCGCGTGCGGTCAGATAGTTACATTCCAGGCCAAGACCCGCTGCTTTTTCAGCGCTGCCGGTCAGTACACCATAGCCAGTGAAGAGCAGGGCCAGCCACAGCAGTGCGAACAGCATGACCAGACGAATAAAGTATTTCATTATTAACTCCCGAAATTGAAAATGCGCCGCTTCCGTTTGGCTATAAGCGCGACAGGCGTACCATGCCGTGCTTTGCCCGCCAATACGATCGGAGATAGCTGAAAGCGCTGTGGCAGGCAAAATCTGCTTTTGCCGCAGAAGATATCTTTTCCTGACGCAACAGGTAGAATTAGCGCCGTTAAAACTTTACCGATCGTCACCTGAGGCCGTTATGAACGAATTAGCCGCAAACTCCAGCCCGCTGCTGCACTATGGTATCGTGGCACTCATTATTCTTGTGGCCTTTATCATCTGGTTTTTTGTTAATCGCGCCAGCGTGCGTGCCAGCGAGCATCTGCAGCTGCTGGAGACACTGGTTGAAGAGCAGAAAAAACAGACCGCGCTGCTGCAACGTATTGCGGAGGCGCAGGGAGAAACGTCGTCTGCTGTACAGGATGACGAGGGCACTGCCTCACGCGATTTTATCCGGCTGATCCCGGAACGCTGA